CCATTATAACCCCATGTCCATAAAGTACCATCTGTTTTAATTGCTGTTGTGTGTGCATTCCCACCTGCAACTTGTTTCCAGTTAGTTAAAGTTCCTACTTGTATTGGTGATGAATAATTTGTGGTTGTCCCATTACCTAATTGACCCCTACCATTATAACCACAGGACCATAAAGTACCATCGGTTTTAATTGCTGATGTATGGACATATCCATTTGAAACTTGTTTCCAGTTAGTTAAAGAACCGACTTGAATTGGTGAAGAATATGATACTGTTGTTCCATTACCTAATTGTCCATTACTATTATAACCACAGGACCATAATGAATTCCCAACAAATTGGTCTATTAACCATGAATCTGTTATTAGAACATCATCTAAGTCCAATACTCCAAATATAGGGTCTGGTGTTTGATAATTACTAGGATTGCCAACTGACATTACTTATTCTCCAACTGATATATCCTATCAGATAACTCTTGTACCGCACCAATTAAGAATGCTATTAATGAGTTATATTCTACGGATTTAATTCCATCATTCTCTGAAATTAATTCTGGAAGTACCTTTTCAAGTTCATTAGCGATTACACCATATGATTTTTTACCAGATTTCTTCCATGTATATCCTACAGGATTTATCATGTTTATAATGTCAGTACTATTCTTTAATGATGTAATATCATCTTTCAATGTTATGTCAGACAATGAGTTGAATATGGTTGCAGATAATGTTCCTGTGTTGGGATTGAAATATAACTGATTTGATGAAACATATGCAGTAATCCAAGAACCAGAAGTATTACCCGACATACCAAGGTAGTAATTAGTATTAGTTGAATTATCATTGGTTATTGATGCGCCTGTTGATATTGCAGTATTTGTTATTGATGATACTCTACCATTGGCCATCAATGTTATAACAGGAATCATTGAAACGTTTCCATATGTTCCTGCCGTTGTCACTACTGATGTTACATCAGTATTTGCAGTATTATATGCTGCTTGAGCAATTGTTCTGGCAGTTAAATCAACAGGTGCAATGTATGTTGATGTTGTTTGTGAGGTTCCATCTGGGAATACGATACCACCCACTGTTGTGTATATTGTCGGAACAGAAATATTTGAAACAACTAAAGTGTTATTTGATGTAACAAAGGATATGTGAGAAGCATCATTTGCCAAATAACCAGCAGAGTTGGCAAATACCACAGAATTTGGTTGCCATCCGAGTATACTGACAGATAGGTTTGCTTTATTGTACCCACCCTGTGCTAAATTGGTTGCTGTTGTAATATTTGTATTCTGACTAGCATCTACACCAGCAATATATGCTACATTGGAACTAATCCAAGTATTCTGTTGAGCATCTACACCAGCAATATATGATACATTAGCACTTAAACCACTTTGTAAGTTAGATATACTAGTATTCTGTCCATTCAATATACCTTGGAAATAACTATTATTAGCACTAATCCAAGTATTTTGTTGAGCATCTACACCTTGTGTATAAGCAACGTTAGAACTGATTTGTGTAGTTAATCCTGATATACTAGAGTTTTGAGAAACATCTACTCCTTGGATATATAGAATATTAGCACTTAAACCACTTTGTAAGTTAGATATACTAGTATTTTGTTGAGCATCTACACCAGCAATATATGCTACATTGGAATTTAACCAAGTATTTAAATTACTGATATTGGTGTTCTGACTAACATCTACACCAGCAATATATGCTATATTGGAATTTAACCAAGTATTTAAATTACTGATACTAGTATTCTGACTAACATCTACACCAGCAATATATGCTATATTGGAATTTAACCAAGTATTTAAATTACTGATACTAGTATTCTGACTAGCATCAACTCCAGCAATATATGCCACATTAGAACTAATCCAAGTGTTCTGTTGAGCATCTACACCACCAACATAAGATAATATAGTATTGTTTAACCCTGATATTGATGTGTTTGTGTATGATTTAGCGGATGATAATGTTAATAAATCATTTGCCTGTAGGAAGGTATTGGCAGTTTGTAAATTAGTATTTTGTTGAGCATCAACTCCAGCAATATATGCCACATTAGAACTAATCCAAGTATTTTGTTGAGCATCAACTCCAGCAATATATGATACATTAGAATTTAACCAATTATTTAAATTACTGATACTAGTATTCTGACTAGCATCAACTCCAGCAATATATGCTATATTGGAACTAATCCAAGATTGAGTAGTAGATATACTAGTATTCTGACTATTCTCTATACCTTGAAAATAAGCATTATTAGCACTAATCCAAGTATTTTGTTGGGCATCTACACCAGCAATATATGATACATTAGAATTTAACCAAGTATTTAAATTAATAATCCAAGTGTTTTGTGTATCATCTATACCAGACATTGATGCTACATTGGAATTTAACCAAGTATTTAAATTACTGATATTGGTGTTTTGGGAATTGGATATACCAATAACATATGCTATATTGGAATTTAACCAATTATTTAAATTACTGATACTAGTATTCTGACTAGCATCAACTCCAGCAATATATGCCACATTAGAACTAATCCAAGATTGAGTGGTAGATATGTTTGTATTCTGACTAGCATCAACTCCAGCAATATATGCTATATTGGAAGATATAACAGAGTCTGTGTATTGAATTGATGAGGAAAGTGTCAGACTATCATTTGACTGCAAGAATGTATTGGCAGTTTCTATTTGACCAGAAAATGAGTTAGAATTATCATATGCATTCTGTGCTAATATGATAGCATCATTTGCTCTTTTATATACATGTGATATATCTGTTGTTAATGATGTGTTTAGGGCATTAAAAAGTGCATCTAAACCAAAAGTTACAGATGAATATGGATAACTCTCATCGGACGCTAACAATAGTGTGGTATTGGATGTTGGATCTAATGATGTTAGTCTATGTAATTGTGAAAGTTTTATACCTGCCATTTTGATCCTTTAGGTTTCTGTTATTTTTGTAACAATATTGAAATTGTCTGACGTATTTGCCAAATTCGGATGGTCGTATATATCTACTGGTATCTGTATTGGTAGATTGTTTGTTTCATCTATTATTATATTTTCATCTTCAGATAATATATCAAATGGTACAGATGGAGTTTCACTTATAGTGATTGTATTATAGAGTGTAAATTTATATGTCGCATTTGATTTAACGCCAATTACTGGTAAGTTAGATATAAAATTTCCTTGTATATTATTTAAATATAAGTTGTTATTAATATCATCAAAAGACACCACTTGTGCAGTTGCAGTTGCAGTTGTAAGTGAGTATCCCTGATAAACCATTTCCCCTATTGTATATGTACCACTTCCAGAATTTGGTTCTAAAGTAAAATAAATAACCGAGTCTGGTTCTATTTCATTATAAATGTGAGTTATCGAATTTAATATCAAACCTTTATTAACATTAGATATATTACCAAACACAAAACCTTTAACTGTAAAGTTTAATGTCCACACAATCATTCTTGGGTCGGATTCTCTATCACCTTCATATAGAACTTCACGGTCAGTTGAATTTAATATAATAGGAATTTCTTTTGTGACACCCATTTCCGGTATAAGATTAACATTTATTGTATAATCAGGTGTAAAAAATGGTAACACATATTCTACTATTTGATGTACATCTTCAAAATTTCTGGTGTAAATTAATAAAGAGAAATCAAAATTATATGGAACCGGATTATATTGAGATAGTAATGAACTAGATTGGGCAAAGTTTTTAATGTTGGTGTTCTGTTTTCTAGACGAATCATATGTCATACCTATCATTTCATATGACATTCTAGGAAGAGTCATTTGTACTTTTTTATCTAGGTCTGGGTCAGAAGACAATCTCTGAACATACAATTCTTTAGGTGCATAAGTTATTGGCACTAAGAATCTTTCCTGTTCTGTACCATCTGTATTGTACCTAACAAGAGATATATTATTAAATAGATTACCAAAGGCAACTATTAATTTTCTTATTATTTTATTGTTGTTTGTTATGGCCATTTATAACAAGGCAGATTAAAATATTATTGATAACATTCTTATTTATTCGTCTGCCTTGTTAATTAATGTCAATGATAGGAAAATTAAGTCAAGTAAATAATATTGTTTGGATTCTTCTCTAGAATTTATTGACATTTTTTTAATCTCTATCAGTAGGTTTTTTTCTCAACATTAACCAAATATCACTATGTTTGCAGAGAATGGATCATAAGCAGCATCATTATTATTATCAGTAATAATAACCTGTAATTGTGTGTTAGATTTTAAACCATATGTTGTAACTCCTGATAGATATTCGGCAATGACACCAGTGGCGTTAACACCAGAATAACCAGATACAGTTGATGAACCTGATACACAATAACCGTTAGCACTAGGCATAGGTGTAGTGAAATTTAATTGATATATACCAGCACCAACTCTAGAAATGGAAGATACATTAAATGATGATCTCATAATAACAGCAGACCCAACATATCCAAAATTCACCCATGCTCTGCATACACCACAAGAAGTTGCACCTGTTCCACCATTGGATTGTTGAACAACACCAGTAACGTTATTGGATGTTCCACCAATAGATAGGTTCGGTGCTGTTCCAGTTAGACCATAACCACTACCAGAAAATGTATTTGCTATTAAATTTCCAGTACTTGGGATATAAGTCAAATACAAACTTGATGTGTTAGCATATGATAAAGATCCAGTATTTGCCATTGCTAATACTGGATAATGTGCTATTGGTGATGCATTATCATCAACAATTGTTGCAGTACCTGCTGTAATAGATCCACTTCCACCCAATGAAACTGTGGTTCCATTGATAGTGATTTGACTATTACTCAATGATGAATTCGGTATATTTGATAAACCTATACCAGAACCATAAAATGTATTTGCTACTAATACACCAGTGTTTGTTATATACGATATCTGATTAGCGGTGTTACCATTCGTTCCATATGCGAAAGTTAATCGTGAGGATGGTCCAGATGTTATAGTGAACCCGTCACTAATCCCACCAGAATTGATCAATGATATTGAACCACCATTTTGTCCATTTAATATTAAAGAGGCAGAATTCGACCAATTAATTGGATTGTATGTTGATGTTGTATATATTTGACCATATACATTTAAACCAGTTGTATTGAGAACCCCACTACTAACATTGAAACTTAATGCAGTATTAGCATAACTCAATAAGTTACCAGATGTTGATGGGAAAAGACTTGGATAATATAAACCAGAATTTGAAGAACTGACCATATTATACAACGAATTGTTTGCATTTGCTGCTATCCCATCCATAGTCGATATTCCAGTTAATGCCAAACTACCAGAAGGTCTGTTTAGATTAACTGATGTACTACCAATATAAATTGTTGAATTGCCTAATACATTATTTGGTATAGTTCCAAAAAGATTATTAGCAAAAACATTGGTTAAATTGGCAGCAGAAACAACACCTAATGAACTATTCCATATACCAGATGTTATTGTTCCAACACTAGATAAATTAGAATTGACTATATTTGTATTTAATGCATTACCAGTCAATATTCCTGCTGGAGCTGAACCAGAAATGTTAGCAGATAATGATGGTATAGAACCACTACCAGAATTTAATGGTATTGGTGTTGTTCCAATATAAATCGTTGAATTTGCTAATACTGTGCCAGGTATAGTTCCAAATAAATTGTTAGAATATAAATTCGTTATACCTGATCCAATTCCTGACAATGTGTATGCAGAAAATGCTCCTGTTGATGAAATATTTGCTATCGGAGTATTACCAACACCACCATTATAGAATGTGAAGTTATCAGCAATACCTACTGAGATTCTACCATTACCATTAACATAATCTACAACAACACCATCAGAATATGGACCAACATATGATCCAGTAGAATACATTCCAGAAAATACTGATAAAGAACCAGTAGCATTTACATTTCCGGTTATACCAATACCACCATTAGATATAATAGACCCAGTGGTATTTGATGTAGATGGTGTATTGTTTCCAACATAGAGTTGTGTTGCATATACATTACCAGTAATACCAACTCCACCAATAACCCTTAATGTCCCTGATGTTGTATTGGTACTTGCAATATTGGATTTAATGATAACATTATTACTTGAAGTTATTCTCATTACTTCATCTATCGTATCTAGACCACCAGTACTAAAAACGATATCTTTATTTGTAGCTGTACCCAATAATAAATTGCCACCACCAGTTACGTTATTACCACTAACATATAAATAACCATCATTCGGTCCGGTTAGTGTATAACCAATTTGATTATATGTTGAACTGTTGATACCCATATTAATATAGGTATCATTTGTGGTACCATTATCTGCTGTAACAACAAAATCACCAGATGAATTATTTCCAGAATTGATGTTTTGTTGATTTATTTGAATATAACCATTATAGTTTCCAGTAATTTGATTTACTGTTTGTGGTTCTATAGTGAACCCTAATGGTATTCCAGAATATAATGCTCCAAATCCAGTAGAGGTATTACCAAAAAATTGTCCAGTATTACCAGTTACACTAACGGTTGTAACATTTCCTGTATAGGTAACATTACCAGTTACTGTTAAATTACCATTAATACCAACATTCCCAGATACTGTACCACCACCAGTTACGAAATTATAACCAACATTTGCGGTGTTATAAGATGATTGTGAGAATGTAATCAAATTATTAATACTTGTATTCTGTGTATTTTCTATACCTTGAAAATAAGCATTATTAGCACTAATCCAAGTGTTCTGTTGAGCATCCACTCCTTGGTTATAAACATTATTAGCATTAATCCAAGTGTTTTGTGTATTTTCTATGCCTTGGAAATAAGCAACATTGGAACTAATCCAAGTATTCTGTAGGATATCTACACCCAGAATATATGCTATATTAGCATTGGCAGTATTAAGATTGTTCTGAATATAGATTGTATTTGCTGCAGCACTATTAGCTTGTCCAAATGATGCTTGAGAATAGATTGAATTACCAGTAATCCATGTATTCTGTAGGATATTCACACCCAGAATATATGCTATATTAGCATTGGCAGTATTAAGATTGTTCTGGATATAGATTGTATTTGCCGCTGCACTATTAGCTTGTCCAAATGATGCTTGAGAATAGATTGAATTACCAGTAATCCAAGTATTCTGTAGGATATCTATTCCTAATGTATATGCTATATTGGCATTGGCAGTATTAAGATTGTTCTGGATATAGATTGTATTTGCCGCTGCAATTGTACCAATTGGTTCGGATGTTAATACAGGTAAGTTATTAGAGAATATATTACTGGCATAAATTACACCCGTAACACCAACACCACCTCTAACTTGTATGGTTCCGGTATTGGTAGAAGTGGATACTGTGTTTTGTGCAGTTATAATTGCAGCAATATTATTTGATGAATAACCACCAATCATTAAATTTAATGATTTATTTGGTGTATCAGTACCTACAATTAAATTTGCAGAATTTGCAAATAAGAAACCGTCACCAGCACGTGCAGCGGTAAATTGATTAGAAATAACATTATAGGATGATGATAATAACCCCATGTTAATAAAATTATTATTATCTGATCCTAAATTATTATAAACCGTAAATACAGAGGATGAATTTTGTGTATTTGCAAAATTCTGAATACCAACTTGAAAATTATTGTCGGTGTTACTAGAAAACATTGCAGCATAGGTTGAATGTTTATAAGTATTTGTAATATCTGATGAATTGGGTGTTTGTAATACTGTTAAATTTGAACTGTTACCAGTTATATTTAAAGTGCCTATTATAGTTCCACCAGAATTTTGGATAGATGTATTAGCAGCATTCCATGCCAATTGTAAATTAGATTGTTGTGCTAACGGAAACCCGCCCACAGTTAATCCGTTGTGGACAACCAATGCATAGTTATCAGTATTAACAAACAATTCTCCTTGAGCACCAACTACAGTATTAATTACTGCTGTGTTTCCTCTTCTAAATTGCAATGTTGTTGACATTTGTTTCCTCTTTATCCCGAAATATATTGGTTATCTGCATTTAGATCTATGATCATAGTAGCATTCATGAGATCTATCAATCCATTACCTAACATTAGGTCATATATGATTTGTTCATAACTTCCAGTAGTTAACGATTTCCTATTAAATACTACTTCTGCTATATTTGTTGCCGTTGGTTTAAAATATAAAAGAACATTATCATAATAAATTGTAGTACTGAACACACCCAATTGCACTCTTGTGTATAAATTGGATGTCTGTAACATATAACTATTTAGACCATCATATATCACTAATATTTCTGTTGTTTGAAAACCATTAGGACTTGATATTTGTATTTGATATTTTGAACTTCTTATAATTGAATGACTGAAAACATCAATGACTGTATTGGAATTGATTACATTAGCTGTAACATTACCAGAAGTTTCAATTGTATATGGTAATGATATATATGTATTTGATGTTATTGAGTTGGCAACCAGATTATCTGATAACGAACCGATACCACCACCGTCTGAACTTATTGTTATAGTTTTTGTTGTTGTACATGCTGTAAATGATATGTTACTACCAGGAACGAAATTTAAAATATCGTTTGGTGAACTTGCAAGTATTAATGTACCATTTATATTTATAGAAGAAAAAGATTGACTATTGGTGATATATGATATATCACCGATAGAATTTTTATAATATAAAATTCCATCAGCATAATTTAGAGCAGTTTCACCATAATTTAAAGACGATGGTACATTTCCAGTTGCACCAGAATTCTTTAATATTATGGTAGTATTTGCTACAGTCATTTAATTAGAATGTTCCAGCATCCGTTACGATAACTGTATGTGTATTGTTTGACATATCAATTTTAGTGTTTGATGTTATCACATCATTTTTCTTTTTTTTCGATGATGGATTTTGTAACTGATCTAATTGTTTTCTTAGAATATCGTTTTCTGACTGTGACTTCAACAATTCCTTCCTAAATGTGTCCAAGTGTTGGACTTGTGTTTTAATATTTAAATATTCTTTTCTTAATTGGGAAGTATTATCAATTTCATTATTTAGTCTGGATATCTCAATATTCAAATTATTAATAGTCTCATTTAAAGAGTCTATATGTTCTTTTCCTGATTGTGAAATATTTTCAATATTATAATTTAATTCTTCAATTTTTTTTGATTGTTCTTTGATTATGTCTTCGATAACCTTAGAATTTGCTTGCAACGAAACATTATTGATTATGGCATCATTCATAACACCAGTTAATGTTTCAATAAAATAATTTATATAACTATAATTACCCATAATAAAACTCCTATTTTACAAATAAATACAATATATTAAACATTAAAATCCACCACCATCTAATCTACTTGCCCATACAGGAATACCGGAATTGTTTACTGTTAAAATTTGGTTAGACCATGTTTGATCAGATGTTCCAGCAGCAGATGTAACCCCTAAATTACCAGTACCATTACCAAATGTAATACCATTAGTAGTTATGCTAGATAATCCAGTACCACCTTGAGGAACAGTCAATCCAGAAATTGCTTGTGTTGTATAACCAGTTAATCTACCATAACCATCAATAGTTATATTATTGATTGTATTATTGGATGCAATTGATGTATTGGACGTTGATACATTGGCAAGTGAAACAAAATTATTTCCATTATAAACGATCTGTCCACCATTAGTGAATGATGATGAACCCAAACCACCTTTTGATACTGGAAGTATTCCAGTAAACTCCGTGACATCAAAAGTAATTGCAGTATTGGATACTGAGGATATCCTTCCATATCCATCAACAGTTATGATTGGTATATATGTTGAAGATCCATAAGTCCCAGAACTTGTAGTATTTGCAAGTGTTTGTAATGGTCCAGTACCATTACCAACTAAAATACCTGATGGTGCAAATGAAGTATTACCTGTTCCACCATATGTAACTGAGATTGTCGATGCATTCCATGTAGCTGTAGTAATATTTCCAGAAGAATTAATAGAAATTAAAGGAGTTCTGGAACTAACACCACCATTATATAGAGTAAATCCATCATTATCACCAACCGTTATGCGACCCATTCCTGGTGTATAATCAATCAAGGTACCATCTACATATGGTCCTCCATATGGTCCATATGCAACTATACCAGAAGAAACATTTACATATGTTGCATTGGCAGTTGAGAATGATATACTCCCACCGATACGGGCATTTCCACCAACATCTAAATCATTTATTATATTAGATTTTGATGCAATTAATGACGTTGCCGATAATAAGTTTGCCGAAAGAACATCACCACCAGACATATCAACACCACCAACTTTGATGGTGTCATATATTGTAGTATTATCAAATACTATTGTTGATGATGGTTCTGGTGTCACATTAGAAAATAATTTCCATTTTCTATCATTATAATCACGAACAAATCCAAGATGTTGATAATGTGAAAATGAAGAACTGCCGGGACCAATAATATGACCAACAAAACCTATGTCTACTAAATCTGAGGTGTTATTGGATGCAAGATAGATAATTGGATCGCCAACATTTAATGTCGATACCACATTTGCGAAAGTCACATTCCCCGAAACATTCAAATTACTAACAGATAATGTTCCACCAACACTCATATTATTAGTGGGTAATCTTACATCTGTTAAGAATGTTTGTGGTCCAACTGATGTGGTATTTGTACGAGCAACTGTATTGTCTGTACTCAATGATATAGTATTTTGTGATACTGCAGAAACTATACCAGTGTTTCCTGTTACATATAAGGTATTACTAGAAGTGAATGAATTTGTATGTATACCATCAGTTATATCAAAAGAAGTAGTTGTTACAACGTTTGTATTTGAAATTGATAAAATACGACCATTTGCAGCAACTTGTATTACTGGAATAGAAGATGTTTTAGCAGAAGAACCACCATAATAACCAGATACCAATCCATTGATATTATTTAATGATGCATTAAGTACTATTTCATTATTACCAGAAAAAGAAACTGGTGGAGCAGTAATATCACTACCAGAAATAGAAAAGTTTTGATTTGATTTTAAATAAGTAGCAGTATTAGCATTTCCATAAAGAATACCATCAAACCCACCATTAGAATCTCGTTTAATTAATGTGTTTGGTGTATTTGCACTAGTTGAACTATCAATTGTTGATGTGTAAAATTGACCACCAACATTAACAACACCATTACCAGTACCATTACCGATGAATAATGTGTTTGAGGCATAACTATAACCCAATTCACCTGATTGCAATGAGGTAGGTCTTCCTGTAGTATATGAACGTTTAACTAATATGCTTGTGTTTGATATAGACATTCCGTGACCTTGTTTTGATATTATTATTGTATATGTGTATACAAATATTGTGTAGGTGTGATATTACATACCTATTATAAAACTACATATACTGGTATATAATGATTATTTATATTAAAAAATTCCAGCATCAATAATCTCATTGTTTGCTATTATTATTTCATCAACTGTTAAGTTTTGTTTTATCTCTAAACTGCCTGTAATAATTCCACCAGATGTTTGTAATGATGTGTTGGCAATACCAAATGCTAAATTTGCAGTATTGTAAGCATTTTGTGATAATATTTTGAGTTGTTCAACTTCCTTTTCAACATCTGGAGCACCAGTAAACTGTGCTGTAGATGATACTGTTTTTTGAGAGCTTTGATTAACTCTCACGTTTATTGTTTTAATAGGTGCAACAGTTACGTTTGGCATTTTAGTGTGCAGTATTTCCAGATGATGTTATTATTCCAGTGACACCAGGTGATACTATAATTTGACCTTCTATTACTCTAGTGACAAGACCTGATGCCGAATCTTTGACGATGACATCATATACTAATTTTCCAGCGGGTACATTTGATGTTACTGCTGAATTTGCTGTCAATTGGATTACACCATTATTAGCATTGTAAATAGATGCATCAAAAATCAAACTGATATTATTAGTGTAATATGATTTCTTTGCATAAGATAATACTATAAAATTAGTAAGGTTATATGGTACACCATTACTATCATTCAAATTCATCTGTGTAGTAAAAGTCTCACCTTGATTTATAAAAAGATCTTGATAACCAGCCATTTTAAACCCTATAAAATAAAAAACCTCTCATCTATTTAGTTGAGAGGTTTTTGTGTCTTCTATAAAAAATATATATTATTCAGTTGGTGTATCTTGTGGAACTTGTGAGATTGCTTGTTGTCTAATTTTATCTACTAATAGTGTTACTTGAGCATATGGCATCTGGCCAAGACTATTTAATACTCCATTTACTTCATCAACAGTCAATTCAAGTTTAATTGTATCCATTTATTCCTCATTGTTTAACGTTTGGGACATATCAATTTCAGTAGAAACTCTATTATCTCTGATTTTGGCAACATGAATATACAAAGATGATATCATATTATAAACATCTTGATATGTTGCTGTCTTTTTAGTTGGGTTTCCATTAGAATCTAAAAGTTTGAATGATGTTTTAAGATTGTCGGGAGTTAATTCTTCTCTAACAAAATTATTAATATCAGAAACAGTTATATTCTGTTTTATATAGGTGTCTCCTGTATGGATTACTAACTCTTCATTAATCGTGATAGATGGTTTTCTAGTACAATCTGGTGATTGCAAAGGGTTATCTATCACAACATATGCGGCTCTGGTCCAACTGTTTGCTGAAATAGATGAATGATTATAATTAGTCATTATTACTTACTCTCCGATTTTACCTTTCAATATATTGATTTCATTTGATAGTTCCTTAATCGCTTCAATTAAAACGGGAACTAACTTTTCATATGCAACCATCTTATATATATCACCATCTAAACTGATTGATTCGGAAACTATTTCTGGGAATACTTCTTCAACTTCATTAGCAAGAACACCCATATCTCTTTTTCCTGCTTTACATTCAGTGTGTTTTATTCCATGTTTCCAATCAAAATATACACCATTTAATTTTGATATTTGTTGCACAGGTGAAAGTATTGGTTGGAAGTTTTCTTTTAGTCTTGGGTCAGAATATGCTGTTACATTACCAGCAGCAACCATGTTTCCAGACGAATCTGAATACCAAGACCAAGCTCCTCTAGACCATCCACCTAAACCAAAAACGCCATCAGCACGAATACCCATCTTGATAGCGTAAGCATCGTTCCAAAATGTTACACCTGCTAGGTTGGAATCACCTGTTCCTGATGCTCTGCATGTGAAACTTCCTTGAGAAGTATCACTTACTCCCATCGTCATAGATTGGTGTTTTCCCATTATAACGTTCTGTTGTTCATTTCCAGATAAGTAATTGGCAAAATTCACACTGAAGTTTGCTGGATTATAAACAAACATACTTGTTCCATCATTACCACCCCATAACCAAGCTGGTTGTCCACCTTGACCAGCCCAATTAAAGGTCATTGGTGAACCCGTACCACCACCACTTGCAAGTGTAGATGATTTACCTGATGTTAAACTTGATGCTGTACCTGTTAATGATGCTCCAGATCCAGAGAACAGAGAAGCACTTATTGTGGATGAAGATGATATAGAACCAGTTGATGTAATTGATCCGGGAGCACCAGAAGCACCAACACCAACACCAAGAGAACCAACTTTCATATTACCTAAAGCGGCACCTGCTGACCATCCACCAACAGTAAATTGGTTATCTGTGTCCAATCCAAAGTAAGAAGCATATGAACCTGGTCTATGGAAAGACATGAATGCAGAACCAGATGTTCCTGGTCCTTGAACCATGATACCACCAAGACTACCAGTTGCAGTCAGTATTGACCCAGTTTGGTTTCCTTGTGAATTTAACTGTGCAGTGGTATATAAATTTGACCAAGTTACTTGACTTGTTGTTACTGCATTGCCAGATATATTAATGTTCCATGTACCAGAAGCTCCGGTACCAGTCAATGTTGGTGCGTATGTATTATAGTTGGATGTGGTAAGTGCTAATCCACTATTAATATACAAATTAGTACCAGGCATTTGGTAATTTGTACCATCATAATAAACATATCTTGCACCACTACCTTGGTTTCCTAAGAATACTACACCAGTTCCAGCACTAGAACCAGGTCTGATAGCATAAATGTCTGTGAAGGTTACTGTGGCAGTTGTTCTTAAATCTTGTGGAGTATTGAATGTCAGTGTGCTACCAGAACCAGTAATGGTTACACCGTTGGTACTGGTTAAAGTAACTGTTCCAGAACTAGGTGAAGCGGAACCACCTGTACCATTGAATAGGTTTGATGATGTGTTTGATCTAGCATATCCAGACTGAGCATAAGCATTTATATTAGATGTTACTACATTGTAATATGAGTTGGCAACATCTGTATATACTTTAGCACTAGCAACACCTGATATAACATTTGATTGCAAGAATGTGTTAGCAGTATTTAAGTTAGTTGATATGTATGTATTGGCAACATCTGTATATACTTTAGCACTAGCAACACCTGATATAACATTTGATTGCAAGAATGTGTTAGCGGTATCGGTATATGTTTTAGAACTTGTTAAACCAAAGTTGATATTTGCTTGCAAATAATTATTAGCGGTATCGGTATATGTTTTAGAACTTGTTAAACCAAAGTTGATATTTGCTTGCAAATAATTATTGGCAGTATTTAAGTTAGTATTTAATGTATTTGCTGCTAATGATGATGCAAAATTAGAAGAACTCGCTAATGTTAACGAATCACTCTTATACTCATCTGTGGTAACTCTGTAATAGTTACCATTATCAACATTATTCATGTCCCAATATTTGTTGGTTTCGTTCCAACGAATTGAAGCATTTGCAGTAGTTCTATAGACACCAAATCCTGGATTTAAAATTAATGCTGGATTTGGTGTTCCTAAACTAAGAATGAATGATGGTGTATTATAAACAGTAGTACCATTAATTATAAAGTTACCAAGAACAGATAGACCAGCAGTACCAACAGTCAAACCATTAGCAGAAATGACAGATCCACCTGAAGATGCATCAATTAAACCATTAGGTGGTATAACGATGTTAGGAGTGGTGATTCTAGTATTTGCTGTAATAGAATCGACATTTTGATATCCAATTACATTTAAGTTTAGAGTCTGTATTTGGGTATTTGATTGGATTGAATTACTATAAACATTACTACTGAAGATATTGTTGTTTGATTGCAGTTCATTAGTAAATGTTTTTCCGGTAACTGTCAAAGTAGCAGTATTAACACTAGTGTTTGCTTGAAGTATATTGGTGTTAGTTGTGTTAACTACGTTTAATGCACCAGCAGCAATACCTGTATTTGCTTGCAGAGTATTAGTAAATGTTTGACTAGTTACAGTTAGTGTAACAGTATTAACACTAGTGTTTGCTTGGAGTATATTAGTGTTAGTTGTGTTAACTACGTTTAATGCAGCGGAAGAAATACCACTATTTGATTGTAATTGGTTTGTAAATATTGTTCCAGTTACAGTTATAATAGCAGTATTAACACTAGTGTTTGCTTGGAGTATATTAGTGTTAGTTGTGTTAACTACGTTTAATGCACCAGCAGCAATACCTGTATTTGCTTGTAATTGATTGGTTACTGTCGTGCCAGTTACGGTTACGTTACTTGAAACATATGTTTGACCATATATTGAAACGGCATTTGCAAATGAAGAAGTGTTGGAAACAAATAACTTTCCATTAATGTTTGCAGTATTTGCTACAGTAAGACCAGTTCCAGAACCTAATGCTAATATTGGACCACTGACGTTTGCCTGTCCAGCAACAGTTAAACTTGGACCTACACTGGAATAATTTAGGTATACTTGTCCACCAACTGTTAGGTTGTTCTGTATGGTTGCCGAAGAACCTATACCAATAGATTGAAATGCTCCAGAGAAGATTGCAGCAGAGTTAACTTGAAGGCCTAGTGTTGGGTCTTCAAGATACATTGTCCCTGTTGATTTAAAGAAGTTGTTGGATGCTAAATCATTGTTCTGTAAAACCAAATAATTGGTCGTAGTTAACAGATTACCCCAAGTATTTGAGTAATCTAAAATCTTAAAAATTGGTGCTGGATTATAATTGGACATTTTAACCTTTATTCAGTAGTTGTAACATCAACTCTTTTATTTCTGACATATCTGTTTTAATGATATCTAGTTCTGATTTTACTTTATTTAGTTCTTCTTTTTGATTGGATAACATTTGTCTTTTTTTATTATATTCTTCAAGACCACTCAAATCTCTATTGATCAGTGCCCCACTGGTAGTATCCCTTACCAAGTGGGTGCCTTGTACTTTTAGTATTGACATATTATACTGATGTATTTACGTTAGATGGTAATGCAATTGCTCTCAAATCATTCAAGAACGGAACATAGGTTTTATCTGTTGTTACCAATACAACTTTGATTGCAAATTGACTGAATGAAGTATATGTTTGACCATTATTAGTACTTGTGTAAGTAACATATCCTTGATCGGTTCCAGTTGTCCCCGGTGCAAATGAGAACTCATATAAATCACTTCTAGATTGTGAATATAAAGTATCTGAGTTTCTGGTTTTAGTCATTAATTGCCAAGACCCGTCTTCAAACTTCTGTGTGTCTTGTCTATTCAGAATCTTATAGTAAACAAGAATATCTGAGTTAACTGGACGATATGCTGTTAAATATACGTTCAAGTCACCAGAATCAAATCCAGCATCCAATACTACTTTTTTAGTGAAGTACTTAGTTAATGCGGGACCACCTTGAGATGATGTCTCACCAGAAACGATAACACTTGCACCAGTTCCTGGTGTTGTATTTGCATCTGTAATAGTGATAGTTGGTGTTACTATATACCCAGAACCATTACCACTATTAGCTAATGTTACAGTTTGAATTACACCACCGACAATGTTTGCAGTAGCATATGCTTGAACTGCACCTTTACCTGTAGGTGTAGAAACAGTAACACTTGTTGTGGTTGCATTATATCCAGAACCACCATTCACTACAGTGATAACATTATTTGACAACTCACAGTTGTTTATGTTATATTGAATTGTATATAAACTAGTACCTGCATCAGAAATGATAGGACTTACAGCATTATCTATTGAAGATAATGATGCATACATTGAGAATGATGTTGGTGAGTTAGCTTGTAATTTTCTTTCCCCATTATTATCATTAAGATAAATGTGGTCGTACATAGTAGTACCATATTTGCCTGGATTGATATTGACAGGAGAAGTTGTAGTCCCATTTAATAATGTTCCATTATAACTGTATGTAATACCAGTTGATGTTGGTGTGAAATCTGTTGTTGTTAGATTGAATGCATCAACATTGATATCAGTACTTGATACTGATGATACGGTGTTACCAATAGTGTTAGCATTGTTGTAGTAATCAATGTTTTGTTCAATAATAGTTCTACCTGGAAGATTTGTAGGAACGACCATTCTAACTGTTGGGTGTTGAGTGATATCAAACACACAACGATCAACCGTGAACATTAGACTTTGATTTTGATCGGCAGTCCATGTCTGAGCATTCTGAGATATAAACAAACCACCAACATAAGGTGCTGTTGTGATCTTAGTAATGTTGGTTGGTGTTGGGTCAGTAGGTAAATTCTTAACTGAAGAAGGTATTGCAATATCACCATTAGCAGCAGTCCATAGAGTATATTGATTAGAATTTGATCTTAATACAAATGCATACAAAACACCAGGTTGAATATACACAGGAGCATTAAATGTAAATTCAGTATATGATGTAGAATCCAAGAATTGTGGATTTTGTGAAACCTTAATTTTATCTGATGTTAATGTTACAATACTATGATCCAATGTAGATCCATTTGGATAACCATTCAATGTGCCAACGATTGATAATGACACTGGTGAGTTATCACTGGTTGGTTTTGATGAGAAGAAAAATTTTACAGATGATAAAAATACACCATTTGGATAATTGGTTGGATCGACAATAAATGTTTGTGCAACAGGATCATATGGTGATACATATGATTTAGAAGTAACATTGGTTGATGATGTTGTGTATGATACTGATTGTTTATTTGTTTGTACAAAAGTATTTTTAGCACCAGCAGGAGATGCACCAAAGTTTAATTGTTGAGATGTTGTCTGTAGACCTTCTGAGTAAAAAGTTCCTTCGGCAAAAGTTGTAACAGTATTTAAATCATTATTGATTCTGTTATCTACACGGAATATTCTTTGACCATTATGGAAAGTATTAGGTGGTAAACAAAACACACCAGAATAATTACCAATTTCGTTACTAGTAAATCCACCTATAGAGTAAATATCACCAGTAGCGGTGGTTAATGATGTAGATACATTGGCAACTTTTGTGGTTCCATTGTACCCAACGATAGTTGCAGATTGTCCGATACCAGTACCGGATGTAATATAAACAGTATTACCATTGTAGATATTTGCAGTAGAAGATGCCAATGGTGACAACGTTATTGTACTTGATGTTGTATTTGCACTCTTTATTATGCCACCAACATGAGATGTACTTGCAACTGTTGCGGTACCGATAGAAGAGTAACTTCCATCAGCATTGAATGTTGCATTAGTTAATGTTGTATTATTATTATATGTTGTGGTATTTCCATCAGAAACGACATATAATCTAACTTTAGATGAATCTGTGTAATAATATACATCTAAAACAAATGCTGTTGGTTTAAATGAACCGAGTTGCACATATCCAATAATATCACCTTGTTTGAAAGAACCTGATACGGAAGTAAGTTCAATTATATTTGGTTTGCGGATATAATTATCAACACTTATATTATCGAAGAAGTTATGTAAAGTAGAGTTGAATAATAATCCAGAACTACGGATAATAATTTCTTGTGAACGCATCCAAGGTAGAATACTGATATCAGTAATATATCCATTATTTTGTGAATATGTATTACCGATACTACTGTATGGTCCAATAATATTATTTTGTTGTTGTTGTAATATTGTAGTGTAAGTATCAGTTGCACTAGTAGTTACAGTTGTTGTTGATGTACCAACTGATCCTCCAAATGGTCCCCAGAAAGCACCATGATTAATGCGGTTTACTGTGGATGATGAAGTTGCAGTGGATGTGCCAGATAGAATTGTTGTTCCAGATACGGTTTGCCAATCACCAACACTTAATATATTATTGGTACTAGATGATTGGAATACCTGCAAGTTTGGATCTGTTATCAATAATGAAGGTGCTTGTTTTGTGTCAACCCAGTTATCAACGTTAGGTGATAATGCAACAGTTCCTTCAGAAGAAGATACTGAGAATGGGTTTATGTTTGTTACACGACTTGCAATTGGTTGTGAAATAACATTTGCAGTAGTATATGGTAAACTAAAGTAATTAACTAGACCATCACTAGAAATCTTATAGTTCAATGATGATAATAGACTTGGTGATGGTTTAGATAAATTATAAGCCAGTGCCAGATTCTTCAATGGAAAGTTCTGCACAGTTTGTGGAGATGACATCTGACGAGTTCTTTTGTTAATAGATGATGTATAATCAACATTAACAGTATCGGCAGTAGAATAACTAGAGAAATCGTCTGTTAATATACCATTTTTGAATCTGTTTAGGCCATATGCATCGGTAATTTGCATACCAGTTGCACTTTGTTCTAAAGCACTTAATGAAGTATAGTATTCAACTTGATTAATTCTTGAATCCAATGCAGCAATATCCTGCATGGTATATCTTCTATGCTGAACCTTTTCTACAGAAAGATCTGCAACTTTGTTTTGTACTTCTGTTGGTAAGTAACCTGTATATGGGTTTAGTGTTAAGTTTGCTAACACCAATGAACCATCTGGTTCTGTTGGGAAGTTTGGATCTAAAGAAGGTGCACCTTCAATAACTTGCAAACTTCTATCCTTTGTTAATACAAGCTTGTCTCTACGACCAAGATAATATGAATAATTACATGTGAATAAAGAAACATCCTGTGGTATCAAAATACCATAAGTTGAAGCATTGTTGTTTGAGTAACGGAATGTTAATGCGGATTGAGCATTTAATCGTGCTGGTCTAAAGTCAAAACAATCCCTTAGATTATAATATGTTCCGTGAGTACTTTGGTATGTTGGTAATTGTCTGTAAAAATCAATACCATTAACCGTTGTTGGGTATGATGCAACAGAGAAGTAACCATCACCACCACTATGTTTAAAGTAATTGACTAATACGAGTAGATTACCAGAAGCTTGTGGTGCACCAGGATTTAATTTTATGGAAGCATGGTCATAGTAATTGTCTCTTTGACCATTATCAAAAATGTAATTGTTAGTTACATCATATGATGGATTGGATAACATTGATACTGTAGGAACAGTACCAGATACTTTGGTATCAATGATTTTCTGTATACTGTATACGTCTGATAGATATAACGATTGCTTATTTCCTGGTGATACTAATCCAGCATTCTTGATGTAAACTTGGCCTGATGAGTTTATAGAATCATCAACATATGTGTTTGTATTAACTTGTGTACCAGTAGTAACTACAGTACTTGTATTTGCTACGACTAAATTTTTATATTTTAAAATAACGTTCTGACTTGTATCAATAGCATTTGAAACGAATACTTTAGCCACGATTGTTGCAGTAAATGCTGTTAAGTCATTGATAGAAGTTGAGAATGTTGCAGTAGAATAGTCAGAACTTAATACTACAGAACGACTTGTATTTGCTGATGTGGTCCAAGGAATATTATCCCCGACATTAATTTTAGTATTAGTTCCTTTATTGGTTACGATAATAGTGTAGTTGGTTTTAACTGTTGTACCATCTAATGGTGAACCAGTTACATTACCTAAATGTCTAATCAGTCCCAAATAACCACCTGTATATGATACCTGTGCAGACAGTGTTCCACCTGATGTAGTGAAACCAACACCCCTGATTACTTGTGTGGTTATATATGAACCAGATGAAATTGATTGGACATATGATGTTCCAATAGGGAATATTAGTTCTGGGATTGATGGATTTTGTAGAATAGTACCGCCAGTAGATAATCCATTCGATTTACTAGAAACATCAATAGATGCCTTTGCATTAATAGTTGCGGGATATGTTGTTTTTGTTGCATTTATAATGGATTCTATATCTTTAACATCAAAGATTAATGCGACTGTTGATGTGGTATCTGGATTAACTGACCAACTACTATTTACTGTTGCTATCTTTGCTGAACCATTCCAATCAGTAATTGTCCTAAAGTCACCGGCATCTGTTCCTTTGGTGATAGAAAGGTTTACACCAACATATGCACCATTAGAAGAAGAGAACCAACTTGGTAGAGTTACAGTAGTAGATGTTGATGATACTACATTGCCTGTCAATACACTATTCTGCAAATCATTAACATATAACTTATAAACAAATGTATTTGCTGATGTGTCAGTTGTACTATGATCATATTGCAATCCACGTACATATCCAGAAGCAACTAGAGTTGAATTATATGAGTTAGCAGTGGAAATGTTTACGTTGGATGTGGGAACACAGTGTAGGTCTATTGCTTGTTCTGTGGTAATGTCAAAGAATGATCCATTAGCTCCACTTAAATTATTAACATAGAAATAACTTCCATACCCCATATAAACAGGATCATTAGTTACCGAAGTAGTGGTTCGAGCACGATTTGTTACGATATCAAGTGGTGCAGGATTTTCTACACGGTAACCATGAACATATGCTAGACCTTTACCCACACTCATTACGTATGTGTTATTTGAAGAATCTGCTGTGTTTAATTTTGGTGTTAGTTTGAAATCGTTAACAACATAGTCACCATTTGTTTCATAGTCACGTTTTGCAAAGTAATCATCAATAGTTGCGTATACCGATCCATCAACCATCTTGAATACACTACCATTTACCACTCTTACCAACTCAATGAAGTTTTGGTCATCACCAAAAGTTAGTGGTCTTGTGTCTAATGTTAATGAAATTGTATATCTATCCGCACCTGGTGCTTGATAGTTAGATGCACCTAATGCTGGGTCTAACAATGAATTGTCATTAATATAATCTGTAATAGTTTCAGTTATTGTTAATCCAATGCGAATACTAGGTGTATTGTCATATTTCGATAAAATGGTTGTTGAAGGTGAAACTTGTACAAAGTTACCTAGTACATAGAAAACACCTTGAGAAATGGATGCTACAGAAGATAATCCAGAAGAATTGATTGTGATTGATTGTGCCGCAAGATTCGAATTGATATCATATATGATATCATTATCAACAAATTGTGCACCTGATTTATAAGATAGAATTAGTGTTGGTGGGTTACCTTCACCACCAGTTCCTGTGGCAACTGTCACAGCAATAACTCTTGCTATAACGGTTCCAGATGCATTCGTTACTAATTTGTTTTCAAATTGAGTAACATCAACGTTGATGTTATTGTATGTAGTTTGTAATTTGACATAATAACAATTAAAATTGGTTGTTACTTGTCCACCAGTAACAGGTGAATTTTGCTTGAATATATTATCGGCAAATGATGTAATCTGGTTTTGTAAGATTGTCTGAGACTGAGTAAGTTCTCTGGCTTGTACGGCAGATCCTGGTTTAAACAATACACGGTGAAAGTTTTTTGCTGGATCAAAATCATCATAATAAGGATCAACGTTAAAATTTATTGCCATTTAATTAACCTTTGTTAGTCTCTGTATTTCATCTATATTTTGGTATTTCCAATCATAAACAGTTTTATATTGTAACTTACCATCCCAAAACTATTTTAAATTGTTCTATTCCATCTGAACTTCTTGTTATAGCAGACCTGTTTTCCATATATGATAGATATCCAGATAGTGTCACAAAGTCTGGTGTGGTGTATGATAACAATGTTCTTGCTGTACCGGAAATGTTTCCAAATATTGGTGCATTTATTGTTAATGTTCCTGTTGTATTTATCAACGAAAGTCTATTGGTCGATGAATTAAAAGTTAATACTGTTCCAATAAATGTTGCATTTTCTACTGATGTTCCTTGATAAACTATCTCATCATTCAAAAATAAACCAAAACCACCGGAAACAATTAAATCAGTGCTCGTTTGATATATAGATCCATTAGCTAGTGATGGTGATAAACTATTTGTGGTTGGGTTAACCAACAAACCTATTTGATGATATATGACATCTGTAGGTATTTTTGATCCTTCAGAACCAGTAAATTCTGTTGATAACATAATATGATCACAACCCAATTCTGCAATTGGATTATATCCATGTCCACCAATTGGTGATACTGTATTCGCTCCTAAAATAGCACCAGAACCATTTGCAGACATAATATATGCGTTGGCATAATTATAATTTGTACCTGGATTGGTCATTAATATGTCAGTAACTGCACCATTTGTAATTACAACAGTACCATTTGCACCAGTACCATCACCAGTGACAACGAGGGATACTACAGAATTTGATTCATCATATCCTTGTCCTCCTGCAAGAACAGTAATAACATCTAGACCACCAGTACCTTCACCAGTTGGTGAATCTAATGGGTTTGGTGCACTTCCACTGATTGGAACTGGAATCCAAGATGTATCCATAAATTTTACTTTAGATGCGGTGTCTACGGTAAAAATGTAATGCCATTTGTACCCATCTAAATTCTGATAAATTCCATTTGTATTATAACTACCAGGTTCAAAGTATGGTTCATATGTTGATGGTGCACCACCAGCATTCCAAAGACATTTAAATACTTGATCGTATCTGTTTTTTACATAGAAGGAATAAACTGGAAATCCATTTGTATCTTTTTCAAAGATATCAATATCATCCCTATAGTAATCATATGTAACACCAGAAGTCCAATCTATTCTAGTTATTACTGGTGAAATATCATTACTTGTAATTTGTTTTGCTGCAAATACATTCTTCAAAAAATTTTTAATTGTTTTTTGATCTTGTGTTGGTAATGGGGGATTGTTATCATCTGTCCAATTATCTACCTTTGCTAGAACACAATATAGAGATGTTAATAATATTCCATTAACTGTTGCAACAGGTGCATAATACTCCTGTTGTATATTAAATATCTTTGCACCGTATGTTAGTAATGATTTGCTTGCCATAGTTTTATTTATTACTCAAAGATTAGGTTACATTGATGATTGCGAAGTTTAATATCAGAGTATCCGCCGCATTTGAACCAGATGGTGTTCCATCACAGTTATTAATAACCACATTGAAACTTCCAGGTGTTACTGAATTTACACATACTGTATAATTAACAGACGCACCACTTGATATATTAAGAATAATAATATCCTTGGAACTTGTTACATATGTGTTATATACAGTGAATGATGTTGCTGCACCTTTGTTGATATTTGTGTTTGTAGTTGTTATCTGACCAGTACGACCATTTGCAAATACAGCAGTAGATTTATTTGTTAACTGTGTTACATTCGCGTTATTAACATTAGCGGTATAATGAATAGTATTTGCAACAAACAATGCTGCATTTTGACTAAAACTAATATTGTTAGAAGTGAAATTTGCAGTTTGTGATATTACATTAGAACCGATTGGTGTTGTATACAACACAATCTGTGTTCCCTTTGTCACATCAGTGAAATTATCTAATGCGGTCAAATCAACTCTAGCATAACCTGTTCCTTGGAATCCACTATTTCCATATCCATTTCCGCCTACTCTCATTAACACATCACCAGATTGTGTTAATGTTGGGAATGCTGCATTTCCTTGTGCAGAACGACCTGCAATTACTGGATAACTATTTGTTGTTCCACCATTTCCAAAACTATCAATAATTACTCTGGTTGGTGTACCATCCTTACCAGTGATTTGTAACATATAAGTTTGGTTAGTAGGAAGTACAGTTGCATAATTATCACTTGCAGTTAATTTCATCAATGCTGTATTAGCAGGAAATGTTGAATTATTGACTGTCAAATAACCAGAAACACCACCAGTTCCAGAAACTGTCATGTTACCTATAAGACTACTTGTTCCATTTGCAGTGAAGTTTCCATATACAATGGATGTTCCACTCATGATGACATTACCTACAAGTGTGCTGGTTCCGTTTGCGGTGAAACTACCATATATAATTGAATTACCAGAAACTCTAGAAGTACCAACAATAGAAAGATTACCTGTATTGATTGATGCAGTTTGTGTTGTTCCAGAAATAGTTAAATTTCCAGAAAGATTTAAATTGTTTAAATTGATATTACTTGTATTGGCAACATAATTATTTTGAATAAAAGTGTTTGCTGTGTCAGTATATGATTTAGCAGAATCAAGAGTTACTGTATCATTAGAACTAACAAATGTATTACTTGCTGGATATGATCCATCTGATAATTTAATAATTCCAGAAGTTGCAATATTACCTGCAAAGAATGTATTACCAGAAACATATAATGTATAACCATTTGCTGATAATGTTCCAATTGATGTGTTGCCATTATTGTCTATAGCAAATGGAGATGAATCTGAAGGATAATTGTCATTAACTAACAACGAATAACTATTTCCATAATTGTTAATTGTTAATGCAGGAAAATTGGCATAATATGATCTGGTTGGAATTTGATTTATTATTGTTGGTCTTTTTAATGTTAACCAATCTTCATTAAATGTTGCCCCAATATTTGCTGATGTTGTACCCCCAACAATGAAGTTTATGTTTGCACCATAAGATGCAGTACCGATAACTAAATTTCCAGTATATGAAGTTGCATTAGGTCCAGAAACATACAAATAACCATCTAAAGGTTTCATTGATGAATATGCTGGATCAACATAGAATGAGTTGTTAATACCTAAGTCAATATAGTTATTACTATCTGTTCCAATATCTGTGGTCAATACTAAATCAGCAGAACCATTTGATGTTTTATTTTGAATGTTTACTTGGAGATATGTGATACTATTACCAGAAAATTGTCCAATGGAATTGGATAATAGAATTGGGTTACTACCAACATTTAATGGGTTATTTGAATATAACCCTTGTGCTAATGTAGTTGCCGTTATCTTTCCCGTTACGCTAGTGGGAAGGTTAACACCAACTAATATAGTATCAGATGTATTTGATCCTAATGTTATTTGATTTAACTCTGAAATCTTTATAGTACTCATCTATTATCCTAGTATTAATATGTTGCCATCTTCTGTTGTTAATATGATACCATTTTCAGTGGTTAGTTGTGGTATGTATTGTGTGCCAACTGGACCAAATATTCTTACACAACTAGTTGGTCCGAATGTTCTATTAACTGATATCAATGAGTTTGATATAGTAGGTAAATTTGGTGAAACTGATATTGTTCCGTTTACATAATTGACACTGGATACTGTAAATATAGTACCATTTCCTGTAATTTTTACTTTATCACCAGTATAAACTATATCTTTTAATGGGTATGTTGGATTACTGTACACCCCATTGTTTATAATATCATAAGCACCCGTCAATACTTTAATATTTATAACATTAGATCCAGAGTTTGATTGAACATAAGCAACATTGGCAAAAGTCAACCAAGTATTATTTTGTAATGTTATAGTATTTGATGTGTAATCAACAGATTTAACTTCACTTTTTATGTACGGTCCATTGGTTGGTGTTATTTCTACAATATTGTTGGTAGAAATAAAGTTAGCAATATTGGCACCAGCCAAACTACTAAATGTGATAATATTGTTACTCTTATTTGTAAAGTCAGTAACCATATTTACCGTACTGCCAGTATACCCGGTATAATCTGCTAATGGTAAACCAGTAAATAGTGCATCTTGACTATGGAAATTATAATAATTTTCAGATTCCATTGCATATCTTCCTAGAACATTAGTTCCAGCAGGATGCAATAGATTCAATAATATTTCACGATATTTTGCAATTTCTTTATTAACGGTTATTTGGTAGGTATAATTATTGTATACCTCATTCTGTAATACAGTGAAAGAACTTGGTTGTCCTTGTGTGTTTAGATATTGACCTTGACCAACAACCAGACCATTCAAGAATACTGCACTTGCCTTTGCTGTACCATCACCATAACTAACAAACCCTTGGATATTCAACCCAGTGATTAAAGGATATTGACTTTCATATCCAACCGGAACCTTATTCGCAATGTTAATTATAATATTATTTCTGTCAATCTTTAGTGGTAGTGTCGGATTTGGTATAGAAGTATATTCAAATAATCTCAAATTATAAAGTGATTTTGATGGATCTACATCTGGTATTAATAAAGTATATGAATCTACAAAGGCAATATATGTAGAATTGTTACTATTAATGCCTTGATATATTATATCACCCTTTACTGGTGGTTTAGTCACTAGTATATTGGATACTACTATGTCTTGTACTTTAAGTGAAACGTTTGGTGTTGCAATATAATCTTCACCAAAGTTCAATATGTTAATAGATGTTACTGCTCCTGCCCTATCAGTTATTGAAGATAATCTTGCACCAGCACCCAATATACCAGTAACTGTTACAATGGCACCTGATGCATTAACATTTGATGATTTTACTGATAATGAAGGTAATTGTATATCATATCCCATTCCACCTAAAGGATATATAGATTTGCCTTGTATGTAAGAAATACCTGTTATGGAACCACTTGAGTCAACAGATGTAACATTTGCATATGCTCCATAACCAGAACCACCCGAAAAAACGATAGTATCGTTTGCAACGTATCCTTTACCACCATTGATGATTTGTATTGGTGACAATATTCCGAAAGAACTTATTAATGTATTGTCATTTCCATCATTTTTATATATTGACTGTGCTGATATATCGGGTTGGTGTGTCATTCCACCACCCTGATTCGTTACCAATACCGATGAAATTGGATATGTGGAGAAAGATATAAATGATAAACTGTTCGCAAATGATGTATTTGCATTTGATGTTGGGTGATCAGATAAGAAACTAAATTTCGTGTTACCAATTGGTACATTTTTACCTAACCCAATAGCATTGGTTGGCATATAGGTAACGTTTGCAATTGCACCACCAGCAGAGTTTGCAACTGTAATTACTGCTCCATGTGCTGATGTGTTGACAGAATTTACATTTGCTGTTATACCCAAAACACTATTAGCACCAACTCCTGTGTTATATCCAACTGCAATTATTTTACCATTGGCATCTACAGAAGATACGTGTGCAAAATTATATGGATTAGAGTTAATTATTACATAAATTGGATCATTATTTTGATACCCAACACCACCATTATTTACAGATATTAAAGGTAATAGGTAAGGTGTTAATGAAGCAACAATTGCAGTTGGACTTTTGGCACCATCATTTAAATTTGAGAATGTTATAACTGTGTTAGGATCATTTCTATATCCAAATCCCCCATTATCAACAGTAATACTTTTTACACCACCAGTAGTGGTTTGTGCAACAACTGCTGACGCACCAATACCCTTTGATGAATTTAAACCACCATATACAACTACTGGATCACCAGCCTTATAGAATGATCCTCTATTCTTGGGATCTATATTGATTTGACTAATCTGACCAACAATTTTAGCACGTAATGTTTCAGCACCAGGTGTGTCAGCAGATACTTGAGTCCCATCTTTAAAATATACTGGTTGGTTTGCATTATCTACAACAATAATATATTCACCCGATTGAAAAAGTCTTTCAATATTTGAGATGAATACTTCTGTTTTTGTTCCAGATATTGTAGAATTTTCTATTGTAGCAATAGATTTTGTTGTTTCACCAAATATTCTATAATTGCTTATGTTTAAGAAGTTAGGATCATCTGTTGCCAATCTCAAACTTTTAAATACGAACCATGTTCCAGCAGATGCTTTGAAAACAAAATCCCTTGTATTGAATGATTCAAAATCAGAATCGTATAATATTCTAAAAAGAAATTCAAATGATGGGTTAGTTCCCTTTGTTTTATATAATTCTCTGGCAAATCTGATTAATCTGTTCTGATCTATTAATACATCTTTTGGAAAATTCTGAAGAAAATCATTAACATAATAATCTAAAAATTGTTGTGATGTAGAATCAACATCCTGATATGTTAGGATATTTTTACTGAATTCTAGGACATTACCAGTTTCTTCCATCCAAGCATAGTATGCCTTTATAAAGGATACAAAATTGGCATAGTTAGGATCATCCCTGATATACTCAGGAAGTTGAGATGGAACGAATAGTGAAGTTTTTTGTATGCTATCTATCATTACGATTTTGCTGTTATGCTAACTGTAATTGCATTTGGATCAAAAGGGTCTACCGTTATTATTTTATTGCGTCCAGAGGATATGATAGTTGTCGTTGGATTAACAGAAATTGCAAGTTGACCTAATGGATTATCTATCTCAATTGGAGAGAATGAATTTAATGTGACAACACCATTTACATAATCAACTGTACCAATGTTTGGATTCAATATGGTTTTTGCTTGTTGGTCATTATTGTAATATGATCTCAATGTTCCATACTGACCTTCTAATATAACTACAGCGGCTGCGTTGCGACCCGTTGTGTCTGATGCCGCAGGAGTTATAGATACTATAGCACTGGTGTAATTATTTCCTGTTGTTAATACAGAAATAGATTTTATTGTTCCATTATTATTAATGATTGATTCTGCTGTTGCTCCTTGTCCATCACCCAGTATACTAACAGTTGGTGCATATTGATATCCGAAACCAGCATTTGTTACTTGAATTGATGAAACACCACCAGTTGAAGATGGGATTTCTTCGATGTATACACCGTCAATAATGTTTGCAAGATTGGTTGGGTCTCTATATTGTACCGATGGGTAACTTGATATACCACTCTGGAACATTCCTTTCTGCAAAGGTACACCGAAGAACATATTATATGTAGTTGATGTGGTCAGGTTAGGATATATTTTCTTTTGTAATTTTATTGATATTTCGTTTGCTATAATAGATGGGTTAGTGTTCTTTATAGCAATCATTAAATCACTTGATGAGAATGTAGAGTTAAAAGTGTTTAGGTTTGTTACTGCATAATTGTTTATCGTTGCGGTAACAAGTTTCTGTAAATCACTTGAACTTAAATTTGTTTTGGATGGATCGTATAATATACTAGCATCAATCTTGATGTATGTGTAGTCTGGGTCTACGATTGTAGGCACCACAGTCATAATAGAAATGGGTGCAAGTACTTGATTCACTATAGTAGTTTTCTGAGTGTCTGTTAATGTATAACCACCAGTAGGTTTCAAACAGATATAAACAACACCATATGATGGAGGGTCATTTTCCTGTCCACCCCACACATTCACAGCATCAAATGTAACACCAATATTATTTTGTTGCAATAAAGTGATATAGTCATCTTTTGTTACAGCACGATTTTGTGCAGCAAATGCTTTAGGTGCTTGGAATTTTATAGAAGAAATGGATTCTTTTTCAGTTCCTGCTGATGCTGGAGTCTGTCCATATACAGTAGTATTAGTGAAACCTGATACAACATCCATCATCACAAAGTTATTGGCGCCGTGTGCTGAGATTGCTTGTGTTGAGATGTATGATACTTTTACTACATTACCATCTGTCAGTTTATTTCCGATGATACCATCACCAAATGTTAAGTTGTAGTTACCATTTAACCCCTCTTCCAAGAAATAAATTAAACTAGTGTCTAATTTAACTGAACCAGTTCCGGTTAGAATTGAATATGGAGATGCTTCTGAATAGATTTGATAATTTGTATCTGATACTGATTGTTGAACCAATACTTTAATTGTACTTGTATCAATATTAGCATCTGGGAGTTCAAATGTGTATGTTGGGTTTGATGTCGAATCAACAGTGAATGTATAGTTTACTGGTATGCCTTCCTTCAATTCTACGTTATAGAAGGTTGCCGTATTAGTATTAGTATCAGTATTAACGGTTGTAGAATCAGTTGTTACGAAGTTATAGTTTATACCATTTACTGATTCTGATAAAAAATTAGTATATGATGGTAATGTTAAACTGGAATCGGTAACACCACTTGCTATTACAGTAACATATGATGTTGGGGCAATTGCTGATTTTGGTACATAATTTAACAACTTGGCATGAGATACAACAGCCGAACGTTGTAATGCAGTATCAAAGAACATTTCATTAGCAACCATGTTCAGATAGAATGCATTATATTGTGTGTTGTATGCTAGAACATCTAGTAATATAGATAGACCAGATCCATCAAAGTTATAGTCTTTAAACATATCCTGTGATTTTAGGAATGTTTTTAGATTCCCTTTGATTGCATCAAAGTCTAATCCGACTAATTGTACGTTTGAATTTGCTCCCGCCATTACTTTGCCCTTTTGAGAATTATATTGATGCCTGTTGGTGTTGTATTATTACCGATATAAAAAAACATAGATACCTGATAAGCATCTTGATCAGGGTATGCGTTTATAGAGATGTTTGCAACTGACGCCCTTGGTTCATAATTATTAATGGTTCTGACTATTTCATCCTCTAGTAAACCGGCTGTTAGAGGATTTATTGGTTCAAATAATAACTTATTTATTTGTGATCCTAACAAGGGTTGAAATGGCCTTTCAAAAGGACTAGTGAGTATTAAATTTTTTACAGAACGAATCACCGATTGTTCATCGTAACTTAAAGACACATCTTTAGTTCCAGGTTGAGGTAAGAACCTCAAATCTAGGTCTGAGTAAGTTGTATTTTGTATTGCCATCTTCTATTTATATATTATGCTGGAGGATTAGTTGTTGTTGGGAAACCCAGACCAGGAGAATATAGATGTGTGTGTGTATTAAAGTTAATACCACCAATCAATGCACCACCAGTGAGTGTTGATAATCCTGATGCAGCAAATGTGCCAGTAATTGCCGTTGCTCCTGTTATAGCAGTTGCTCCTGTTATAGTAGTTGATCCAGTGATAAATGTTGATCCAGTGATACTTGTTATTGGTGAAATTATAGTGAAGAATGGCATTGTTGCAATCAAACCAACAGTACCAGTTATAACATGAGGAAGTGGTTCTCCACCTGCTATTGGTACGCCACCAAGGATGTTTAACGATCCAACGGCACTGATATGTCCACCAGCATTCAAGTTACCATAGGCTGCTACAGATTGTTGACCAATTATATCACCCCTTACATTAAGATCACAGTTGACATAAACAGCATCTGTTGCCTGTAGTGTGATATCAGATGCAGTTATTATAACAGAACCTGCCACCGAAGTATCCATATCACCTTCAACAGTTTGAGAGCAATCACCACTGACTATTAAATTAGCATCACCACCAATGTCAGCAATAAGATTACCATCGACCTTTAATTCAGTATCACCATAAACATGAACTGTACATGCTCCTTGTATGATAACATCATTATCCTTTACTACAACATGAAACCCATTACCAACTATCTTATGAACAACATTACCTGATGCCTGATATTCTGTAAATGAACCAGTACGATGTTGGTGTCTTATTCTTTCGTTGCCTGGAGTGTCATCCATTTCTATAGAATGACCAGATGCAGTTACAGTGGCATTATTATATGGGTACTGAGGTTTATTTTCCTCTGAACTTGGTGTTGGTTCAAACTTTAAACCCATATTACTTTACCGAGTCTCTTAACTTAAAGAATTCTTGTATATGATCCAATCTTTCTTTATTTAGAATGGAATTAATCATTTCTTCTGTATGTTGCATCTTTGTTGATAATATATTTTTTGCATCAGACATTGACTTTTCCAACTCTGGATGTATTTCATTATCAATATTTGAAGTGGTTTCTCTCAAAGATTCATGGTGATCATTTACAGAAGATATTTTGTCTTGCAAATCATTGATATGATTTTGCAAATCTTCAAAATGAGACATCAATTCTGCCATTTTTGGGTGTAGTTCTTCTTCCATAATATTACTATATGTTATAATTGAGTTATAGTTTCATTTACACCAGGAATATTTGGTGGTATATTTTCTGGTGATGTTGTTCCAGCTTCGGCATTATTAGTGGCAGTTGTTGTATCAGTTACTGCTTTAACTTGGTCTTTAACCATAGTTATCATACTATTTTGTAATGCAGTCAAACAGTTTGTAACTAGTTGTAATAATTTAGCAGGTAGTGACATCATGAATGTGATAAGTTCTTGTGCTGCATCTATCCATTCTTTTAATGTCTTTATTTGTTTCTTTACCCATTTCACATATACTTCAATTTCTTTTATCTTTGCTTTGATTGCTTTGACTGCATTTTTTATCATCTCTACTACTGGATCTATCAAATCTGTTGATACCCACTGAGCAAAATCTTCTAATGCTTTAGTATTTACTGCTGGAAAAAGTTCAAACTCTACTTTTATCTTTTTGAAAAGTGCCGGTAATTTGATACTACATGTGTGTGCCGGAAGAGTATTGTTTAGTGCTGTAGTTGTGTTAGCAATAATCCCCTGTGCAAATTTAGGAAGACTCGATCCATCCTGTTGTGATACAGGAGAACTGTTTGATGCACCAGGTGGTGGAACTGGTGGTTTAACTTCTTTGGGAGTTCCGTTGGATGAATATTTTTGTGGGGCATAGTTTGGTGCAACACCAACAGGATCTTCATGACCTGGTATCGTATATCCAATATCAAGTTGTTTTGCAAAATTTGTTGCATCAAGTTTATTTTCCGATGTATAAACATCTTCCCCAGTTACTATATTTTGAACAACATATGTCGGTGGAGGTGTTTCTCCACTGGGTAAAGCACTGTATTGATACTCTATGGTTCTATAGTCCCCATTTTTTGATACCGTACTATACACATTATAACTTGATACTGCCATTTTTATAACCTATTCTTTTATATAAGGTAATACACCCATCATTATTGGAAACTGTGCAGACTCTCCGTCCATGAAGAAACCAACAATCCAATCACCAACC